GGCGTCCGTGGCGCGGCTGTTCGCCCGGGCGACCCGGGCGGACGACCCCGTGCTGGACGCCATCGAGCGGCAGATCCGGGAAAACTACGCCCGGGGCGGGGAATACTACGCCGCGTGGCGGGCCGCGTATCTGGAGCTGATCGAGCGCATGTACCTCTTCGGCGCGCAGGAGGTGGCGGGCGCGGGCTTCAGCTTCGGGCTCAAGCCTGCCAGCGTGCTGGACGCCATCGCCAACCGGGCCGACCGGCTGGCCGAGCTGATCGGGGAGACGACCGCCAAGCAGGTGACCGCGGCCATCCGGTCGGCGGAGCTGGCCGAGCTGAGCGTGGCCGAGACGGCGCGGCTGATTCAGGCCAGCGTCTACGGCGAGCAGATGACCGACGTGCGGGCCACGCGGATCGCCAAGACCGAGGTGGCGGGCGCGCAGTCGCAGGGCTCGTGGGACCAAGCCAAGGCCGAAGGCGACCTGTTCCGGGCCAAGCAATGGCTGGCGTTCGAGGACCGCAAGACCCGCCCGACGCACGCCGCCGCTGGCGCCCAGCCGCCCATCGGGATCGACGACCCGTTCGGCAACGGCCTGCTGTACCCGCTGGACCCACGCGGCCCCGCGGGCGAGGTCATCAACTGCCGCTGCACCCTAGTCTACTACACCGAGACCCCCGAGGAGGCGCAGGGCGTCCTATGACCATCGACACCGTGACGCTGTACCGCCGCGAGGTGGCGCTCGAAGCCCGACAAGAAGGTCTGCCCGAAGGGATCGCGGGCCGCATCACCGGCGTGGCGCTGAGCTACGAGCAGGTGGACACCTACGGCACGGTGTTCGCTCGGGGCTGCGCCAAGCGCACCATTGACACCAAGGTCAAGGCGCGGCGCGTCCCCTTCCTCATGGACCACGAGCGCGAGGTGGACGCCCACGTCGGGGTGGTCGCCAGCCTGACCGACACGGGCGACGGGCTGGTCATGGTGGCCGACCTGTTCGACACCGAGGCGGGGCGCGAGGCGCGGGACTACGTGAAGGCCGTCATGGCCGCGGGCGCCGTCACCGGGCTGTCGATCGGGTTCGTTCCCAAGCGGACCGAGTTGGCCGTGGTGGACGGCAACACCGTCGAGCGGTTCCTCGAAATCGAGCTGCGCGAGGTCAGCCTGACCCCGATGCCCAGCGTCCCCGGCACCGACGTGCTGGGGGCACGCAGCGACAAGAGCCCCCCGGATGTTCCCGAGCAGCCCCGCGATTCCGTGCGCACGGACCGTGACCTGCTCATGATTGCCGCCCGCACGGCGCTCGACGCCCTGAGCGTCACCGACCGGCAGGCGGTGCTGGATGCCTACGCTTCCCCGTACCTGGACGATGTGGCCCCGGGCACGCGCACGGATTGCTGCGCCCCGCCCACGCCCACGCCAGCCCGCGAGGACGCCGCGGTCACGATGGCCGACCGGCTCGCTGCCGTGCGGCAGACCTATTCCGTATAGACCCGAGGAGACGATGCAGAACACGCTGGTGACCAAGAACCGCGCCGCGAACGAGCTGCGCGCCCAGGCGCAGAAGCTGCGCGCCGAGCTGATGGACCCCGCGCTCACGCTGAGTGCGGACGAGGTGAAGGCGCGCACGGACGGGATCGTGGCGCTGGAGATGCGGGCGCAGGCCGCGGCCGAGTTCACGCCCGACGCCGAGATCGACCGGCAGGGCGGGGCCGAGGGGCTGACCCGCGTGGACGTGGGCGGCGAGGCCGAGCGGACCGAGTTCCGCGGCATGAAGGACGCCATGGAGGACGTCAAGAAGGTGCTGGTGAACCACTTCCCGACGCTCGGCGCCTACCTGCGCGCCGCGGCCAAGGGGACCAAGAACGCCCGCGAGATCGAGGGGCTGCGCCGCGTGGCCGAGATGACCCGCACGATCACCGGATCGACGTCGGGCGGCGAGTACCTGCTGCCGCTGACGCAGGTGCCCGAGATCTTCTCGGTCAGCAACGCCCAGCCGGGCATCTTCCAGTACGCCCGCCGGTACAACGTCCCCGGTCGGTCGCTGCGCATCCCGTACCTGATCCAGGACGAGGGCACGACCACCCTGAACCGCCCGATGGCGGGTAAGATCGCCAACGTCACCATTGTGGGCGAGGGCGGCACCAAGCCGGAGCGCGACCCGGTGTTCGGCCAGCGGCTGCTGGAGATCTACAAGTACGCCGCCATCACCGAGTTCGGCGACGAAATCCTCGGTGACGACTTCACGGGCGAGCTGCCCAGCGAGGTCACCACGGCGGTCGGCGGGCAGATCATCAACAAGCTGAACGAAGACCTGACCATCGACGGCACGGGCTCGTCCCAGCCGCTCGGCGCGCTCAACAGCAACAACGGCTCGCTCATCTCGGTCAACCGCACCACGTCGAACCAGTTCGTCGCGGCGGACGCCTTCGCCATGTACGAGCGGCACACCATCGGCCCCAACTCGGCGTGGATGATCTCCCGCCGCGTGCTGGCGCAGCTCTTCGCGATGCAGACCACGAACAACACGATGGTCACCTGGATCGCGAACTTGCGGGACCGTCCCACCATGCTGCTCCTCGGGCTGCCGGTCATCGTCACCGACCTGCTCAACTCGCTCGGCACCAAGGGGGACGTGGCGCTGGTCAACGGCGACTTCTACGCCATGGGGCTGCGGCAGGCCCTGACGGTGGAGTCGTCCATCCACGTCAAGTTCGTGCAGGACATCACCACGTACCGGTTCCTGGCGCGCGGTGGCGGCATCCCGATCCCCACGTCCACCTACGCCTACAAGACGGTGGCGGGCGTGAAGGTCGATCCGCACAGCCCGTTCGTCGTGCTGGATGTCCCCGCCAGCTCGTAAGGCGGCAAGCAGGAAGGCCAAGGCCACCGGGGCGCTCCCCCCGGTGGCCGAGGCCGTAGTGCCCCCGACGCCCGCGCCCGCCGCGGCCAAGGTCATGGCGATCCAGCCCTGTATTATTGGCGGCGTGCGGCGTGCGGCGCGGGAGGTTTTCGAGGTGCCCGCCGACCGGGTGGGCGACCTCGTGCAGTGGGGGCTGGTGCTGTCGCACCCGATGGCGTGGGCCATGGGCGCCAGCCTCAAGGCCGCGTGGGATGAGGCGGCTACGCAGATGACGCCGGGGCTGGCCACGAACGCGCTGGTGGTGGACGAGGACGGGATAGCTCGGCTGTGGGGCGGGACGGGGCGGATCTTGTCGCCCCCGGAGGTGCCCGAGCACTACACCGCGGCGGACCCGACCCCGGACGCGCTGCGCGTGCTCCAGATCACCGAGTACGATCCGGGTAGCTCGGTCTACCGCTACCATTCCGCGGCCAACACGGCCCCGGGCGTGCTGTCGGCGCTCGTGCGCTACGACTACACCAACCCGCACTGCCACTGGCGGCAGTGGGACGGGGACGCCCACCGCGTGACGGTGGAAGTGCTGGCCGCGACGGCGGACGTGATTCACTGCCACATGGACTACCGCGGTCTGTTCCAAAAGCTGCGCGTTGCCCCGACCGAGCGGCAGCGGGTGGCGGTGACCTACCACGGGAGCCTGCCCCCGGGCGACCCGCGGGTGACGTACCGCGACCGGAACACGGACGAGAAGCTGGGCAGCGTGACGTTCGGGGCGCGGCCCTACCACCACCGGCACGGGGTGGAGCATTGGCTGCCGATCCCGATGCCGGTGAAGAATTACCAGGCGCTGCGGGCGAGCGTGACGCGCTACGCGCCGCCGTGGGATGGCGGGCGGCTGCGCGTGGCGCACAGCCCGACGCGGCGCGAGATCAAGGGGACGTCGGACTTTCTCGCCGTCATGGCCTATCTGAAGGACTACGGCCTGCCCGTGGAGCCGGTGCTGATCGAGGACATGAGCCACGGCGAGGCGCTGGCGCTCAAGGCCACCTGCCACGTGGTGTTCGACAGCTTCTGGCTCGGGATGCAGGGCTCGGGGCTGGAGGGCGCGGCGATGGGGCTGCCGGTCATCGCGGGCGATCATGGCGCGGTGGACGACCTGGCGAAGCTCGGCATCCCGTGCCCGTGGACGTTCGCGGATACCCGCGAGGAGCTGCGCGAGGCGGTGCGGCGGCTGTGCGTTGACAGTGGCCACTACGCCGCCGAGGCGCGCCGCGTATACGATTACACCGTGGCCCACCACGACTACCCGGTCGTCGGGGCCAAGTACGCCACCATCCTGCGCGAGGCCGTCCGTGGCGCTGCCGACTAGCACCGACCTCAAGACGTACCTGCGGATCGAGACCAACGCGGAGAACGCGCTATTGGCCGCGCTGGTGGCGCGTGCGCAGGCGATGGTGGAGGGGTGGATCGACTGCCCGATCACCGCCGAGAGCCAGACCGCGGTAGACCGGGCCGAGTCGCTCGACGAGCCGGTCACTAGCCTGATCTTCCCGCGGCGGCCCATCGCGTCGGTCAGCATAACGGACAGCGAGGGCGCGACGGTCGACGCCACCACGTATACCGTATACGGGGCGTCGGGCATGATCTATGCCAAGCCGCTCACCAGCTTCTACAACGGCCCGTATACGATCACCGCGAGCTGCGGCCTGTCCCTGCGGTCGGACTATGCGCGCATCGAGCCGCTGCTGACCGAGATGATTCTGGACCTTGCCGCCGACCTGTACCAGCGCCGTACCCCGGGCGCGGCCAGCGAGAAGGCGGGCGACACCACGATAAGCTGGGACGCGAGCCGGGAGACGGTGGCGCGGGTGGTCAAGAGCCTGCGCCTGTTCCGGCTGGGGGTGGCCCAATGACCATGGTGGCGGGGCGGCTGGACCAGCGGGTGAGCCTGTGGGCACGCGAGGACGCGGGCGCGGACGGGTTCATGCGCCCGGTCTACGCCTACCAGGGCACCTTTTGGGGCCGCATCGACGCCACCAGCGACGGGCAGAACGTGGGCACCGACCCGCAGATGCACATTTCGTACCGCACCACGGCGCGGGCCACGGTGGCCGACTATGTGCCGGTGCCGCTGGCGGGGCTCGTGCGGCTGGAGGGGAACGAGACCGTCTATTGGGTGCGGGGCGTGGTGCCGCAGCGCCAGCTCCGTTCGCAGCGGCTCGACCTGGAGGCGGTGACCCCGACCGACGCGGTGGAGTTCGCGGGCTTCGAGGGATTGCCGACGCTGGACGGCGTGCATCTGGTGACCACCGACGAGTTTTCTTCCGCCTTCGACGAGGCGTTTGCCTGATGGCTGATACCCCACGTACCCTGAGCGCGCTACTCACGCTGCTGGCTGACAACACCAGCGGCAACATCACCGCGCAGATCGTGCGCGACCTCACGGTGTCGCTCTACCCGAGCCGGGGCCAGCTTGCGCTGGCAAGCGGCGGCGCGGTGGCGACCACCTTCGGCAGCAGCGGCACCTATGTGCCGGTGGCGGGAACCACCGCACTGGACACGGCGGTCTGCACGAGCTGCGTGTCCATGCCCGCCAACGGCCAACTGCGGTGGGAAAAAGCGAGCACGCACGTGCTGCTGGCCAACGCCACGCTGGAGGTGCTGCCTGCGAGCAACAACAAGCGGTACACGTTCACCTTCGCCAAGAACGGCGTGGCGATTTCGCAGCTCGCGTTTACCGCCTTCTACGGCAACCTGAGCGGCAACCCGGCGGGTGTGTTTCTGTCGGGGCTCATCCCCATCGCCGAGGACGACATCATCTCGGTGGTGGTCAAGAACGACAGCGACACGACGGCGATGACGGCTTCCGTGCTGACGCTCTCCGGCGTCGGCTTTATGACCTGACCCCGAGGGACGACGATGGCGACCTACAACAAGTTCCAGGCGTTCGTGGAGGCGCTGGCCGAGAAGGTGCACAACCTCGGCAGCGACACGCTCAAGGTCTACCTGAGCAACGCCACGCCGGACGCGGCGACCGACGCGGTGAAGGCCGACCTCGCGGAGATCAGCGCGGGGAACGGCTACACGGCGGGCGGCAACACGGCGGCGCAGACCAGCTCGTCGCAGACGGGCGGCACCTATAAGCTGGTGCTGGCCGACCCCGCCACGTGGACGGCGACGGGCGGGAGCATCGGGCCGTTCCGGTACGCCGTGCTGTACAACGACACGACGGCGAGCAAGAACCTGATTGCGTGGTGGGACTACGGGACGAGCATCACCCTGTCAGCGGGCGATACCTTCGCGGTCGACTTCGACCCGACCACGGGCGTCCTGACCATCGCGTAAGGGCTGACCTATGCCTGCGCTATCGGATCGCGTACGAGAGACCAGCACCACCACGGGGACGGGGACGTTCTCGCTGGCGGGAGCGGTCACCGGGTTCGTGTCGTTCTCGTCGGCCTTCGGCAACGGCGTGTCCGTCTACTATGTGGCGGCGCTCGGGGCCGAGTGGGAGATCGGGATCGGCACGACGGGCGCGGGCACCTTGAGCCGGGACACCGTGATCGCCAGCAGCGCGGGCGGCACCACCAAGGTGACCTTTAGCGCCGGGGCCAAGGACGTGTTCTGCTCGATCCCGGCGACCGGGCTGGTGACCACGGACGATGTGGCGAGCACCAACACCGCCAACAAGGTGGTCAAGCGGGACGGCTCGGGCAATTTCGCGGCAGGCACGATCACGGCCACGCTGACGGGCAACGCCGACACCGCGACGGCGTTGCAGACGGCGCGCACGATCAACGGCGTCAGCTTCAACGGGACGGCGAACATCACCGTGGCGGCGGCGGCGGGTACGCTCACCGGGAATACTCTGGCCTCTGGCGTCACGGCGTCGAGTCTGACCAGCGTGGGCACGCTGGCCAGCCTGACGGTGAGCGGCGCGCTGACGGTAGACACGAACACGCTGGTGGTGGATGCCGCGAACAACCGGGTGGGCATCCTGAACGCTACGCCGGGGTCCACACTGCACGTGGGCAGCACCGTCGCCAGCGGTGGGCTTGCCGACAGCACGTTTCGGCTCAATGTCTCGTCAGCCAGCAACACGTTCTTTGCCGTGCAGGATGCGACGGTGCAGTGC